GAACTGCCGGCGCGGGTGTACATCCACGCGGCAAAGAAGTATCTGCCGGAGGATTACAAGGCGGCTTTTAACATCGTGTACGAAATATACGGGGAGGATGAGACGCAGTGGATAAAGGCGGCGTTTCTGAATCACCTGGAGGTTGGGGCAATCATCGGGGAAGTGACGATAGTGAGGCAGATTACGGAGACAGCGGACCCGGTGGTTAAGCCGTGGTTTACAGGGCCTTATGGATTTTTACGGGAGAATCCCACGGTGTATGACAGGCCGATACCGTGCAGGGGGGAATTGGGGTTTTTCCGGGTGGATATGGCGGAGATTAAGAGGCGGGCGGGGATATTCGATTAAAGGAGGTTGACGATGGGTAAACAGGTTAGCATCGACCAAACGAGGCATGAGATACGGGAGATGTTCTACAAGTGGGGAATCGACCCATCCGAGTGGGAGATAACCTACCAGGAAGAGCAGTTGACAACCGGGGTGCGACGCCGTTTGCCAGGGGCGACGATAAGGTACATGCGGGGCGGTAAATGGCAGACGGTTTCCTGTTTTTCCAAGTGGGACAGGAATACAAACCTGCGGCAGCTTTACCTTTTCCTCGACCGGATAAGGATGGGGGAGAAGGTGGGGATTCAGTACCAGGGGCTTTCTTATACAAAGGAAGTGGCTACGACAGCGAACGGGAACGGCGAAAGGGAGCGTAAAGAGGAGCTGCTGGACGCTTATGATTTTCTCGGGGCAAGCCCGGACGACCCGGTTGACCTTATAAAGGATTTATACCGGAAAAAGTCAACGTACTACCATCCGGATAAAGCCGGGGGCAGCGGGGAAAAGTTTAAGAAATTAACGGCATCATACGAACTGATTATGAAGAGCCGGAATGAGAGGCCATAGATGAACAGGACACCAATCGAGTGGGTATTTAACGCGGACGGGAGCCGTCCGGGGTACAGCGTTAATCCGATGACGGGGTGCATGAACCAGGTTGACGGGGTATGCAAGGGGGGCGGGTTTAAGTGCTATGCGTGGCTGCAATCCCACAACAAGGGGCCGAGGGGTTTGTATAAGGCGGATATGGCGGGGATTCCCGCTATACTTTGGAGCGGAGAGCAACTAAAAAATAGTGTTAACGAAACCACAGAAGATTCATTCTTTCCGCGCGTACATGAGAAGAGGTTCGACCAACTGGATAAGGCGCCAAGGAACGCGGGGATATTCGTTTGCGATCGCTCGGATTGGGCGGGTGGTTACTGGCCGGAGTGGTGCCAGGAGAGGATTTTAGAGGCGGCGCGGAAGCGGCCGGATATCCGGTTGTATCTTCTTACCAAGCAACCGCAAGAGCTGGCGAAGTTCTCACCGTTCCCGGATAACTGCTGGGTGGGGGTGACGGCGTGCACACAGGAAATGTATTTTACGGCGATACATTATCTTTCCGTGGTGGAGGCAAAGGTAAAGTTTCTTTCCATCGAGCCATTGACGGAGAGTATAGAGTTATTCCCCGATACGGTGCGAGGCGCGGGTATTAAGTGGGTTATCACCGGGGCGCAGACAAAGCCGGTGAAATACCCGGAGAAAGAATGGGTTGAGGAGGTTGTGAAGGGCGCGGATGAGGCGGGAGCAAAGGTGTTCTTGAAGGATAACCTGAAAACTTTGTTACTGGAAACAGGCGAAGATTGCAGGAAGCATCCGCCACTGTGGGCAAATGGTGGATGGGGAACCATTCGCCAGGAAATACCGGAGGGATAGGTATGAGGGAGAAGATAATCGCGTTAATCCAAAAGAAGATAGAAGTTACAAAGCCGGAGCGTTTGGCGGAGGAGATCACTGACGGGCTTATCGAGGAGGGGTGGCTGGAGCTTTCCGAGATAGCTCTGGTGGAGCGGATAAGGGAGCTGCAAGGTAAACTCGACAGCGCGGAGTGCGAGGTTGCGGTGTGGAATTCGAGAGCGAACAGGGTGAATTGAGATATGAAGTACGAGATGGCGACGGCGGAGATAATCCGTAAGAAGGCGAAGTACAGGGGGAACGGGCGCAAGCGGCATGATAACTGTTTGACGTGTCCATTCCCGGCGGATGATTGCCGGTGGGGGTAGGCGGCATACCTTATATATAGGAAGGAAAGCTTATGGGCATCGAGAGATTCAAGTCATGGGCGGAAGAGCACGGGTGGGCGGTGATATATACAGAAGAGGCAGACCGAATACCGTACCGCATTAACTATGTTACACCATTGGGGATAATGGTTAATGTATACGTGAAAACTGAAGATTCCTTTGACATCGAGACAGTATCAGGGACATTTGGCAGTAACAAATAGGAATGTCGCAAGATGGGTAAGATTCAGACCAACGCCCAACATAAATTCAGATATCAGACTATCGCCAAAGCCGAGGGCGAGCAGTGTATAGTGTGCTGGATAGAAAAACACCGTCATGTGAAACCGCCGAAGCGTAAGCTGGTTATCGAGCATGCGGATAATGACCAAACTAATTGGGCGTGGACAAATCTGCATCTTGTTTGCTATTCACACAACAAAAAAATGGAAAGGTTAAGCCGCGCCCGTAAAATAGCTACATTACGTGCCTACGGTGACCAGTTAGAGAGAGAGAGGGAGAGGGAGAATTTACCAACGTGGAACACGGTCTTATCCGGCATGGTACCGGTAGAGACAGGGTGTACAGTCGTCCAGCTACGAAGAATGTATGAGAGGAAGTGGCTGGATTACGCGCATCAATTGCTTGCGGAACGGATAACGGTAGGGAGGAAAGAATTCATAGCATCAGCGGCAAAGAAGGCCGGATGCAGTAAACAGACATCGACAAATTATTACGAAGTACATACATCAGCAGAGGGAACATTCCAAGAATCACTGGATGGAGACGGGAATCCATCGATAATGTTCCGCGCTCTGCCTGTTTTGAGAGTTAATAGTGCGCTGAAGGCCTCCCGCGCAACGAAAAGGAGAAAAAATGAGCAAAGTACAGGTACTGTTAATTGACGGAGATGTTATCAAAGAACGATACGACAACTTTATCCTCATAGGGCTAAAAAAAGAAATCAAAAGGAATAACGTTGAGGTATTACGTTCATATGACAACGTTCAATTTGGTTCTGAATTCGATAATTTAGCCTGTAACGTGCTGAAAGATATAAGCGGTGAAGTAGTCTCCCGCGGGGGCGCGCGAAAGCAAGGTAAGAAAGCGAACGTAAATTCTACAAATCCGACAGGTAAAAAAGAGGGGAGAGATAGCCAATGATAAAGACAGTATTGAATAATGGTGACTTGGTTGAATTTAATAATGAAAGTGTTAATTATGATTTTCGTTTTTTCATCCAAGGGAAATTTCCATGGATGAAAGATATAGAGTACATGATTACACCGAAGAAATTTTACTTGGTCACGGAAAAAGCTTGGATTAACCAGTTTAAAGCCGGGGCCGATGCCAAGCTGGAGGAGTTAAGGAAAAGGGGAGTACATCACATAGCCAATACACCAACAGTATCTATTAACTTACATCCCCTGGAACGGGGTACACTCGTCTTTATCCCGGATGATGAGGAGGCAACTAATGAGCTATAGGCCGGAGGGATTCGATAAGAAAGCTAAAGATATCTTAAAGAAATACTCGTCCGTTATTGATGAGGACGGCGTTGACTATGAAAGCATTATTGAAGATACTGCCGATGCCATGCTGGAGGCGTTGAGGAAAACTTGCGGTGTGGAGATTCACAATAATGAAACCTTAAAGATACCAGTGAGATTTCTCAAATGCAAGATTGTAGTCATCCCCGATGATGAGGAGGGCTAATGGATACGTCAGAAACTTATATCAAGATGTCTGATAAAGCAAGGAAGTACTTACCAAAGGTAAAAGAGTATAAAGATGGCGATTGGCTTTATGACCTAAAAGACAAAGATATCCATGTTGTAGGCATACATTTTCATTACCCTACCCCAAACCATGTTCAACTCCTCCTAACGGAAAATGGGTAATGAGTATTCACAGGAAGCATAGTTAGGAGGGGAAAGATGGATAAGACTAAAGAAAACATTTTAATGTGCGAGAAGGCTACGGAGATACAGGCATTATGGATACCTGATTGCGGAGATGTTATTGTATTACCCAATCCGGATGACCGAATTGTGATAGTAACCGAGCATCTTAATACGAAGCCTGGTGAAATTCTTGACAGGTTTGTCGAGGTTGCATTCCCAAAATCATATCATCCAAACCGTGATTACAAGAAAATTAAAGGAGCAACTTGGCTCCCCCGGCAAGACCAACTGCAGGAGATGCTTATTGATACCGTAAAAATCGGTGATACAACAATCCCACCCGTTGCCTTAATTGGAAAACTTGTACAGTATTACGAAAACCACGGCGTCCACAATTATACTGATACCTTTGAACAATACTGGCTTTGTATAGTAATGAAAGAGAAGTACAACAAGGTCTGGAACGGGAACGACTGGATTTAAGAAATGAAGCAGTGCTGGGAAATAGATAGCAGGGGGAGCAGCGTACGGTGCCATGACTGGTCCGGGTGTCCGGGGCATGCGTGGTACAGCCTGCACGATAACCAGTACTGCAAGAACCAGTCGCTGTGGATGCTGGCTAACTGCATTATCTACCGGGGGGATGAGTACCAGAGTACAGGGTGGCCGGAGGAGGAGAAGCCGGAGAGCGGTTATACGGACATCGATATGGATGTGAGGATACAGAAGAGCCAGGCGTCTGCGGCGGGGTTTACGAAGTATGCGGATGAAATCATGGAGGTAATAAAGCGTTTGGAGCGGACGGGGATGGATGGGAGAGTGCTTCTCGAGGAGGCGCAGAAGGCGGAGCTGGTGATGAGGCGGGGAGTTTACCGGGAGGAGTACAGCAGGGAGGCTCGGAACGCTTTGAATTACATTTGCGGGCGGGCAAGGAAGCACCGGAGCTACCGGCAATGGCTGGCCGACAGGGATTACGATAACAAGAAGAAAAATGATAAAAAATATCAGATATTTGGTAAAACAGTTGACAACCACGCGTAAAGGTGGTAAGAATTAATTAATCATTCATTGTGCCCGCTGGGGAAAATCCAGCGGGTTTTTTGTTTTATACGGCGCGGGGCAAGCCAACAGGCAGGCGCCAGGCTCATTACCTGGAGAGCGGAGTTCGAATCTCCGGCCCGCTACCAGTGAAAGAGGCCTCGGAGAAATCCGGGGCTTTTTTGTTTGGAGGGGTATGGATATCTTGTGGGCGGTTTTGCTGTACCTGGTAAGTTTCATCATCACGTACAGGAAATCAGGGAGTACGGTAATCGAGGGGTACGGCGGGGACCGGAGCGGGGAGTATCAGACGTACTTGAGGATGATAGAGCGGCGGGGGTGGTATGACGATTACCTTTTGAACACGTGTTTGTTTTCCACCTATTTTCCATCGCTGGTATACCGGCTGGTAAAGCGGTGGAAGTGGGAGATATTCAGGGCATCGGCGCCGGTGTTTTACGCTTTGCTGCCGGCGTTTACGTATCTTACAGGGCGGTACTACTTCGATAGCGTATTGAGCCTGATGGGGGCGGCGTTCGTGATGTCTCATTTTTACTTCTCGGGTGATGCGGATACGGGGCGTAACGGCATAGCGGGTGGTATAATAGCGGTTTCTTTGTGGGGGCTGCTGGGCGGTAATACATGGGTATTCGGGGCGGGGGCGGTGCTGGTGGTATTCGCGCATTATACAGCTTCATTCATATACCTGTTTGCTTTGCTGGTGGGGTCAATTTTAATGATACGGCCGGAGCCGGGGATGTGCATGGCGGTGTGTGTTTATACGGCGGCGCTGGTGGTCTGGTACGGGGTAGTAACCAGGTCAAGGCATTTGTATCTGACTGTGGCAGAGGCGGCGGTTAAGGGGAAGGATATTTATTATGCTACGCCGGCATACGCGGTGAATTACAGCGCGGCGGGAATGATTGCAAAGGCTTCATCCGCACAGACAGTACAGAGGACGAGGAAGCGGCTGATAACGAAGTCCAGGGTGCTGATAGCGGCGACTTTGGCCATCGCGGGTTTTATAGCGGGGGGATACGGGGTATTTTTGAGGGGGCTGGACGGGGAGGCCGGGGCGATCGTGACGGCTTTCCTGTTTGTTACGGGGGCAACGATGTTAAGCCCGGCACTGGCTACGGCGGTGGGGATATACCGGGTTTACTTTACGGGGATACCAGCGATAACGCTGTTATTCATCGGGTTTGTGGAGTGGGCGGCGGGCTGGGCGGGTTTTACGGCATACGGGGCGGCTTTCATCCTGATAGTAATATACTGGCTGTGCAATAACGGGGGCATGGCGTATCTGCTGGGGGAAAAGCGATGAAGATAAAGATTTGCGTGCATAAGTGGAGCGATTGGGTGACACACCCGCATTACGGTAATAAAATAACGCGGCATTGTTTGAAGTGCCTGAAAGTACAGGATAAGAGGCTGTTTTGATGGGTACGGAGAGGGTGCAAAACAGGCAGAAGATGAAGAAAAAGCGTTTCCTTGAGAAGTATATAGACATCGGGGACATAACGCTGACGGCGAAGGTGACGGGGATAGACCGGTCTACGCATTACAAGTGGCTGGAAGACGACCCTGATTACCAGTTGAGTTTTGCGGAGGCGGATAAACAGGCGGCAGACATCCTGGAAACCGAGGCATACCGGAGGGCGGTGAAGGGGGTCAACAAGCCGATTTATTACAAAGGCAGGCGGTGCGGATATGTACGGGAGTACAGCGATACGCTTTTGATAGTGCTACTGAAGGCCAGGCGGCCGGAGAAATACCGGGAGCGGCATGAGATAACGGGCAAAGACGGGGCGCCGTTGAATAATAATCTTAACATCATCGTGAAGGATAACGAGACAAAAGAACTCCTGGCCAGGGCGGTGGAAAGGACGGGGAAGTCTGATGGACATGACGACAACCCGGGTGTTCAAGGAAACCGTTAAGGCGTGGAGCGATTGCAAGCGGCGGATAAAGCACGAGGGGGGAACATCATCAACCAAGACGTATTCCGTGCTGCAGTTCCTGGTATACATAGCGAGGCACGCAAAAGAGCCGCTTTTGATATCCGTGGTATCGGAGACGCTGCCGCATCTTAAGAGGGGCGCGATAAGGGACTTCTTCAACATCGTCGGGGAGAGCCAGGACAGCAATCGTTACTGGAGCAAAACCGAGTTTATCTACAGCAGGCCGGACTGGAAAGGGCAGATAGAGTTCTTCGGGGCGGATAATCCGGCAAAGGTGCGGGGGCCACGGCGTAAAATCCTCTTTATCAACGAGGCTAATAACGTGCAGTGGGAGACGGCGCAGGGGCTTGATGTACGCACGGAGCTGTTTACCATCCTGGACTGGAACCCGGTGGGAGAGTTCTGGGCGCATGAGCAGTGGCTGGACGATGATAACGCATACTGCCACAGTACATATCTTGACGCGGTGGACGTGCTGCCGGCAGAAGTTGTCAAGACGATCGAGAGTTACAGGGACAAGGACCCGAACTGGTGGAACGTGTACGGTCTGGGGCTACTGGGGAAGATAGAGGGGCTGGTGCATCCCAACTTCCTGCAGGTGGAGGAGCTGCCGGGCATGGGTACTGAGGTATACGGGCTGGACTGGGGTTTTGCTTCCGACCCGACCGTACTGGTAAAGAACGTGGTGATAGGCGATAAACTGTATTCCAAACAGATGTTCTACGATTACTCCGCGCTTACCAACGGGCAGATAGCGCAGCGGATGACTTTGCTGGGTGTTGACCCGAAAACTCCGATATACGCCGACCCTGATGAACCTAAGAGCATCGAAGAGATAAGGAAAATGGGTTTTAACATCATGGAGGCGGTAAAAGGGCCGGGTAGCGTTGAGTATGGAACCCAGAGGGTGAACCAGTTTTACCAGTACTGGACGAAAGACAGCCTGGACTGCATCAAAGAGCAGCGGAACTTCCGGTACATAAAAAAGATGGTGCAGGGGCGGGAAATATTTACGGATGAGACAGCCCACCAATATTCCCACGGGATGAGCGCAAGGAGATATGCGGTGGCGACTTTCAAGATGAACGCAAAGAAGGGGCCGCCGAAGTCAAATCACGCTTTGTCATAGGAGAAGCAAGATGGCAGATTTATTGCAGGATTTCAAGGAATTAGAAGA